CCGGGCATGGGACATGGTTACAAGCGATTTCCTGAACACCCTGAAACGGCTGATCAATATGGACTATGAAAACATTATCCTGATCAGCCATGAGGACAGAAGCCGGGATTTGACCCGAAAAGGCGGGGATAAAATTACATCTATCCGCCCCAATATGCGTGAGAAAATCGCCAATAAGGTTGCCGGTATGGTTGACCTTGTGGCCCGGATCGTGGCTGATGACAATGAACGGGTTTTGTCTTTCAAGGCTTCTGAAGTCATTTTTGGCGGTGGGCGGCTGAACGTTAGGAGCAAGGAAATCCCCCTGAACTATACCGCCTTCTGTGAGGTTTACGAGGAAGCCAACCAGCGGGCCACCCAGCGCCCCGCAGACGGGCCGCAGACGGGCGGCAAGGTAGATGTACCCCCCACGCCTGAAACGCCGGAGAACGCCCCGCAGACGGGCCGCAGACGGGGCCGGAAGCCCAAGGAGGAAAACCCGCCCGCTGAACAGGGTGAAGATTGCCCTTCAGACACCTTCCCACCTGTACCGGAGAATGTGCCGGATGCGTCCCATTCTGATCCGGCCCAGCTTCCCACTTGCCCGGATGCCGAACGCATTTTCAAACAGCATGAGGAAAACCCGGAAATTCCCCTTTGCCCGTCTATTGATTCGGCTGGTTTGTGCCACAAGGACGGCGGGCCGGAGAAGTGCCCCCTGTGGGATCGCCCCAAACCGGAGGAAGAAGCGCCGCCCATGATGGATGTGAACACCACCAAGCCTAAGACCGAACCGGAGCCGGAGCCGGAACCGGCCTCTGCTACCCCGCCCCGGCGCACCCGGAAGAAGCGGGGGGAAAGCTGATGAAAATTGACCCTTGCCCCTGTGTGGTGAGCCTGAAGGATGGTTCCAACCATACCCTGTTCAAATTCCGGGATTTCCTGGAATTGGTGGATCAGGAAATGGGCATGGATGCGGCAAAGTGGTTGGAAGCCCATGTCAACCGCCTGGAAGAAGCCGCTGACTATACCACGGCAAAAGTGGACACAGATTTGACCGGCTATGAATCAACCTTGGATTCCAACCGAACGGCGTTCATGGATATTCAATCCGAAGCGGAAGCCATTATGGGTGTGTTACAGGGAAAGAGAATCAGCCGGGAAAAGATCGCCCATTGTGTCCGCGAAATCGGCACTATCATAAATAACCAAATTTAGGAGGAATTACATTATGGCTATCGACTTTGACAAGATCAACAAGTCCGTTGACCTGGAAGGGTTGCGGCGGGACGTGGAGAACGCTTCCGCCAACGGCACCGGGGAGTTCCCCACCGTTCCGGCTGGCAAGTATGAAGTGGGCCTTGTGTCCCTGGAAATCAAGGGCACCAAGAAGGACAACCGGCCCATGCTGGCGGCTTCTTTCAAGATTCTGTCCGGCGAGTACAAGAACCAGCGCCTTTTCATGAACCGGGTTCTGTACGGCACCAAGAACGATGGCAACATGATCAAGTCCGCCGTGGGTTGGCTGGATACCCTGGAAAGCGGCGTGGCCGTGTCCTTTGAGGGCTACAAGCAGTTTAATCAGACTGTCCTTGACGTGGCGGAAGCCATTGATGGGGCGCTGGAATACGCTGTGGAGTATGACCCGGATCAGTTCAATTCCATCAAAATCACGGACGTGTTTGACGCTGAAAATTAACTTTCAACAGGCCGGGGGGCGTGGGCGCAAGCCCCCCCCCGGTTGGCCCTATGGTGAAGCCTTCCCGTGGCGGGGCTGTTTCCACTAATTCACCAATTCAGTTCAGGAAGCGGGTGATAGCGTGATTTTCTATGATTTTGAGGTTTTCAAGTATGATTGGTTGGTGGTTTTCATTGACCTTTACGCTAAAAAGGAAACCGTCATTATCAATAACCCGGATCAGCTTCAACAGTTCTATGATGTCCATAAGCTGGAAATTTGGGCGGGTTACAATAACCGGAACTATGATCAGTATATCGTCAAAGGGATTTTGTGCGGGTTTGATCCCAAGGCGGTGAATGATTGGATTATTTTGGAGGACAAGCCCGGTTATAGGTTTTCCAGAGCGTTCAGGGAATACCCCATTATCAACTATGATGTGATGCCCAATCCGCCAATCAGCCTGAAAGCCCTGGAAGCGTTCATGGGCCATTCTATCAAAGAAACCAGCGTTCCCTTCGATATTGACCGGCCTTTAACTGAACATGAATTGGCGGAAACCGTGAAATATTGCCGCCACGATGTTGAAGAAACCGTGGAGGTATGGCTTCGGCGGAAAGAAGATGAATTTGACGCGCAAATGTCCCTTGTCAAAGCCTTTAATCTGCCCATTGGTGACATTGGGCGCACGAAGGCCCAGCTATCCTTTAATCTGCCCATTGGTGACATTGGGCGCACGAAGGCCCAGCTATCCGCCAAAATCCTTGGGGCCGTTCAGCGGGATCACTATGATGAATTTGAAATTGAATTTCCGCCCACCTTGCGGATTGAAAAATATAAATCTGTCTTGAACTTTTATAAAAATCCGCTGAACCGGGACTATTCCAAAACCCTTGCCCTGGATGTGGCCGGGGTTCCCCATGTGTTTGCATGGGGCGGGTTGCATGGTGCTATTCCTAAGTATTCCGGGGAAGGGTGGTATATCAATGTTGATGTTGCGAGTTATTACCCCTCTTTGATGCTGAAATATGGCTGGATTTCCCGCAACGTGAAAGACCCGGCCCGGTATGCTGAAATTTATCACAAGCGGTTGGAACTGAAGGCCAAAAAAGACCCCAAACAGGCCCCATATAAGATCGTCCTAAATTCTACCTATGGAGCCATGAAAGACCGCCACAATGCCCTTTATGACCCCCGACAAGCCAACAATGTATGTGTTGGCGGTCAACTGCTGTTACTGGATTTGATTGAACGGTTGGAAGATCACTGTGACATTATCCAGAGCAACACTGATGGCATTTTAATCAAATTGCGCCGGTATGAAGATTTTGACCTGATAGATGATATTTGTTGGGAATGGGAAGAACGTACCGGGATGCGCCTTGAATTTGATGAATTTCAGAAAGTTTTCCAAAAGGACGTGAACAATTATTTGATCGTTCCGGCTGGCCCCCTCTATGACGAAAAGGGGAAGCCCCGTTGGAAATGCAAGGGGGCCTATGTCAAGAAACTATCTGATCTGGACTATGACCTTCCCATTGTCAACCGGGGGATCATTCAGTATTTCCTACATGGAACCGCCCCGGAAGAAACCGTTGGAGCCTGTACCAGCTTACGCGATTTCCAAAAGGTGGTGAAGGTGTCCAGTAAATACCGCTATGCCCTGTATTCCCCTACCATTACCACGGAAAAGATCAGGGATGAAAAGGGCCGTTCCAAGACCGTGAAGCGGTTCAGCGGCGGGGAAATTCAGATTGATAAAACTTTCCGGGTGTTTGCGTCCACGGATCAAAGCAAGGGCGGGTTGTTCAAGGTGTCCGGTAAGATAATCAAGGGCCGGGAGAAGAACCCGGAACAGTTTGCCAATACCCCTGAACACTGTTTCTTCATCAATGACGATGTAACCGGGTTGCCGATCCCGGCAGAACTGGACAAAGGCTATTATATCAAGATGATCTATGACCGGTTGGCAGATTTCGGCGTAACATTTGACACCTTGGGGGGGGGGGCTTTAAGCCGTGGAATTGTTTAGGGGCTATGTCCTGACAAGGAATAAGGAGTGTTTAGAGAAATTCAAAGGTGTGAAACGCCTGAAAACCCTGGACGATGTGCGGGACGCTGATGAATTTGCCGCCATTCTTGGGGACGAAACCATTTTGATTGATGTGGACGATGGCCCAACGTCTGATATTCTGTTCAAAATGGTTCAAGACTTGGGCTTGAAGTGTAAAGTGTACGCCACCACCAGGGGAAAACACTTCTACTTCAAGAACCCGGAAGGCACCGTGGAAAAAAGCTGGACAAAACAAACCCTTGCCGTGGGTATTAAAACGGATGCCAAAGTGGGCCGGAATAACAGCTATGCCATTATGCGGTTCAAGGGTGTTGATCGGGCCGTCCTGCTGAATTGCCCTGAAGATGAAATCCAGGTGGTTCCCAAATGGCTGACCCCTGTAAAAACCAATCAGGATTTTATAACGATGGAAGCCGGGGATGGCCGTAATACGGCCCTTTACACCTACATTCTGACCCTACAAAGCGAGGATTTCACAAAGGAAGAAGCCCGTGAATGTATCCGCCTGATTAACCGGTATGTTCTGCCTGATCCGTTGGGGGATCGGGAATTAGAAACCATTTTGAGGGATGATGCCTTCAAAAAGCCGGTGTTTTTCAAGAAAAATACATTTTTGTTTGACAAATTCGCCACTTATTTGAAAAACAACAACCATATTGTGAAAATCAATGACCAACTTCACATTTACCGGGACGGTATCTATACCCCCGGAACAATGGCCTTGGAAGGGGCCATGATCAAGCACATTCCAGACCTGAAGCGGGCGCACCGTTCGGAAGTGCTGGCCTATCTCCAAATCATGATTGAGGAAAACACGACCACCACCAACCCCAATTTGATTGCCTTTACCAACGGCCTTTACAACATCAAGGATGGCAGTTTCAGAGGGTTCACCCCGGATGTGGTGATCACCAATAAAATCCCCTGGCCCTACAATCCCGCCGCCTATTCCCCGTTGCTTGACCATACCCTGAACCGGCTGGCCTGTGATGATCCTGAAGTCCGGGCGTTGTTAGAAGAAATGGTGGGTTATTGCCTGTATCGGCGGAATGAGTTGGGCAAGGCGTTCATTCTGATTGGGGATAAGAGCAACGGAAAATCTACGTTCCTTCATGTGGTGAAGGCCATGTTGGGGGATGCCAATATTGCTTCCCTTGACCTGAAAGAACTTGGGGACAGGTTCAAAACCGCTGAACTGTTCGGCAAGCTGGCAAACTTGGGGGATGATATTGGGGATGAATTTATTGCCAATGCGTCCACCTTCCGCAAGCTGGTTACAGGGGATCGGGTGAACGTGGAGCGCAAAGGGCAAGACCCCTTCGAGTTCAACAACTATTCCAAATTCCTTTTCAGCGCCAATGTGATCCCCCGCATGAAAGATAAAACCGGAGCCATTCAACGGCGGTTGGTGATCGTTCCCTTTGACGCTAAATTTTCCCCGGATGATGCTGATTTCCGGCCCTACATTAAGGATGAACTGTGTGAACCGGATGCCATGGAATATTTGGTGATCCTGGCCCTGGCCGGATTGAAGCGGGTGCTGACCAAAGCCAAATTCACAACATCCAGCCGGGTTCAGAACCAGCTTGAAGAATACGAGGAAAACAACAATCCCATTATTGGGTTTGTTCAGGAAATCGGTATGGATGCCGTTGAAAATGAACCCAGCCGGGATGTTTACCGGAAATACAAGGAATATTGCATTGTGAACAATTTCCAGGCCCTTTCCAATATTGAGTTTTCCCGGCAACTGTGTAAACGGTTCGGGTTCACGATGAAAAACCAACGGATCAAGGGAAAGCAAACCAAAATTTTTGTGAAAGGCGGTGAAGGCTGATGCCTGGATCAACAAAAGTATTCAAAACCCTTGGAAGTTCTAACCATACCCCGGACGAACGGGCGCAATTCGATTATTACGCCACTGACCCCCAGGCGGTGGAAATGCTATTGGCCCTGGAAACCTTTGCCCCGGTGATATGGGAACCAGCCTGTGGGGAAGGGCATATTTCCAACGTGCTTGCCGCCCATGGGTATGAAGTTATTTCCACTGACCTGATTTACAGGGGCTTTGGGGAACCGGAACCCATGGACTTTCTGACCGAAACTTTCCCGGAGTTTGAAGGGGACATTATCACAAACCCGCCCTATTCAGCCGGGTTGGAGTTTGTGGAAAGGGCGCTTGAAACCGTCCGGCCCGGTGGAAAAGTTGCCATGTTCTTAAAGGTTCAATTCTTGGAGGGAAAGCGCCGGGGGGAACTGTTTTCAAAGACCCCCCCCCCGAACCGTTTACATATCCCGTTCCCGTCTGGCCTGTGCGAAAAACGGCGATTTCAGCCATACAGAAAGCGCCATAGCTTATGCGTGGTATGTGTGGGAAAAAGGCTTCATCGGTGATCCGGTGATTAAATGGTTTAACTGAAAGAGTGGTGCATATGGAGAAAAAGAAATGTCCCCCGGCCAATTCCGAATGTGTTGTGTGCGGGGCTTCACTGACAGCCTGGAAGGAACACGATTGGGCTAAAGTAAGGCGGGGCGGGATCGTGTATATCTGCCCCAAATGCGCTGGAAAGAAGGTGAACCGGAATGGGTAATCCCTGGAAAAATGCTGAAGGCTATACTGACCCCACGGCTTATGAGGGCTTGAAGCCCATTATCCGGGAGGAAACGGAACAGCAAAAGCGCGTTAATGCGCTGATCTATGTGCTGAAGTACATAATCCGGGCCGCTGGTTTTGAACTGCTGAACCGAATTGAAATTAAGGATTCCAAAACGGGGAGGGAATACCGATGATGAACACTTGCGTTTCTTTATCTTGCCCGTTTATGGCCTATTGCCGGTTCTACAATTTTTTAGTTGACCGGGGCGAACGATGCGCGATCCAGCAAGAAATACTTTACCGGGCTGAAAGACTAAAAGAGAGGGAAAAGGAATTACAGAAGCGGGGTGGAACCGGTGAAGCATAAAGGTTACAGGCGGGTTGGATGGCTGGAACAATGCTGGTATGTATTCCGGCACCTGATCCGGGAAAGGATACGGGGCCATGGAACTTGATACCATTTTCAATCAGGATTGTTTGGTTGGCCTGAAGGCCCTTCCTGATAAGGCCGTTGATTTGATCCTGACCGATCCCCCGTATGGTAAGAAAGCCGACAAGGGAACCAACGGTTTTGGAGCCGCAAAGAACCGGCGCTACACCGGGGGTTGGGATGGCATGATCCCCCCCCTGAACTGTTCAAGGAAATGTTCAGAGTTGCTAAAAATCTAATCATTTTCGGCGGCAACTACTTTGGGCATTTACTCCCACCGTCTAACTGCTGGATATTTTGGGACAAGAAAGGGGATGTTGCTTTTCAAAATCCCTTTGCGGATGGGGAATTGATTTATACCACGTTCAAGAAACCCGTGAAACGAATTGTATTCAAGCAACAGGGCTTTATTACTGACAGCAAGGATAAGCGATACCACCCTACGCAGAAGCCAACGGAACTGGTTCAACAGCTTATTGAAATGTTCAGCGAACCCGGCCAACTGATTTGTGATCCGTTCCTTGGGAGCGGAACCACGGCGGTTGCCGCTGTGAAATCCGGGCGGCACTACATAGGCTATGAGATCGACCCCGGATATTTTCAAATCTGTTGTGATCGCCTGGATGAAGCTGAAGATGCCCTTCCAGTTCCCTAATGTTACGGTTGGGGCGGCGGTGTTACGGTTGTGTTACTGATGCCGAAAGGCCGGAAACCCTTGAAATTACTATATTGTTACTGGTGTTACTGATGTTACTGATTATATATTACTTATAAAATAAAATATATAAAAATATAGAAGAAGTATATATAAGGAAAGAGTAACGCGAAAATCAGTAACACCAGTAACAAAACGGCCAAACCCATTGCGGCGCAAGCGTTTCACCCTGCTACTGATTTAACTGAAATGCTACTGATCCGCTTGATTTGCTACTGATACCAGAAAGGATGTGTTACATAGTGACCGATAAGGAAAAATCTCAGGCGGCGAAAAGCTACCTTTCCAAAATCGCTTCTACCGATGCGCTGATCACGCAGTTGCAAGGGCTTGTGTGTGAACTTCGGGGACAGTTAAACGGCCAAAATTACACGCTGAACCCGGATAAGGTACAGACTTCCGGCCCAAAAGACAACATGACGGCCATTATTGACAAGATCGTTGATTTTGAAGCCGATATTAACCGAAATATTGATAAACTGGTTGATCAAAAGCGGGAAACTGCTGAATTGATTGAGAAGGTTCCAGACCAAACACAACGGGCGCTTTTGATCGGGCGCTATGTACGGCAGACGGGGTGGGGTGTTTTAGCAGTTGAACTAAAGTATTCTATTCAGCACCTTTACCGGATTCACGGAAAAGCCCTTCTTGCTTTTTTTGATTGCTTGCCGCAAGTTGAGAGTAAATGAGAGTTAGACCTGTGTTATAATGGCAATGTGAAATTGCGCCACCGGGGAACCGGGGCGCTTTTTCTATGCTGAAAAATAAAGGTGGTGAATACCCATGACCGCGAAACAGGAACGATTTGTTGAAGAATACTTGATTGACCTGAACGCCACCCAAGCGGCAATCCGGGCGGGGTATTCCCCCAAGACGGCCAATGAACAGGGTGCAAGACTGTTAGCCAAAGTTAGTGTTCAGACGGCGATTTCCAAGGCCCAGGCTGAAAGGAGCCGCCGAACCGGGATCAATCAAGACCGGGTGATCCGGGAACTTGCCAAGGTTGCGTTCCTGAACCCGGTGGATGTGATCGACATGGACAGCGCCACGATCCAGGGGGAAGCCAACCGGGATGATACGGCTTGCATTGCGTCCGTCAAGGTGAAAACCATTCCCACGGACGATGGAGCCATTACGGAACGGGAAGTTAAGACCTATGACAAGCTGAAGGCCCTGGAACTGTTGGGCAAGCACCTTGGAATGTTCACCGATAAACTGAAAGTTGAAGGCGGGGTTCCGGTGGTGCTGTATGACGATATTCCCCCCGAATAAAAACACGGTAGTAACAAAACGGCCCTGAAACCCTGATATTCCAAGGGCCTGTGTTTATTGGATGATGAAATGGATAATTTTATTACACGCCAATATTATTCCAACTGCATGATTGAAGCCTTGAAAGCCAAAATCAGAAATCGCCGGGTGAAGATTTATTTTTGCAAACCCCGGATCACTGAAAATGGGAATTTTCAAATGTGTCATTTCATGTGGAGCGATGGAACAGCGGATTTTGATTTTTCGGATGATGAATCAACCGGCTTGCCCTGGTATAAGTGCTTTTGGTTCAAAGGGGCGGTTCGTCAATTTGAATTAGGGTTTGCCGCCCGATATTCCACCTACCGGAACAAAAAGAGGAACCGCCAATGAAAAATGTTCTTCCTTTGTCCACTGTGGTTGGCGGCGGCTATAACAAGTTTTGGCATTTCAAGGGCCGTTACCGGGTGTGTAAGGGGAGCCGCGCAAGCAAGAAATCCACCACCACGGCGCTGAACATTATCAAACGGATGATGGAATACCCGGATGCCAATACCCTTGTGGTTCGCAAGGTGTTCCGAACCCTGAAGGATTCCTGTTTCACCCAACTGAAATGGGCCATTCACCGGTTGGGGGTGGATGCCCATTGGGAGGTAAAGGAAAGCCCCCTGGAAATGACATACCGGCCCACCGGCCAAAAGATTTATTTCCGGGGCCTGGATGATCCCTTGAAGGTAACGTCAATCACGGTGGAGCATGGTTATTTGTGCTGGTGCTGGATTGAAGAAGCATACGAAATCAGCAACGAAAAGGATTTTGATATGCTTGATGAATCAATCCGTGGCGCTATCCCCCCGGAAACTGGCCTGTTCAAGCAAATCACCCTGACATTCAACCCCTGGAATGAACACCACTGGTTAAAGGCCCGGTTCTTTGACCGGCCTGATCACCAGG